CCATGGGTTTGCGCCGATGTGAGCATTAAGTGAATTTGCGGCCGAGGTTACCGTGAAACGGCGAATCGTATAACTCATGTCACCGACTCGCGGGCGGCGCTCCCATTCCCGCCAGCCGCTGATAGTGCACCCTTTACCTCGTTCAATCATGTGCCGCATCGTCCAGGAATTCGCCGAGCGCCCGCCGCCTTGCTTGCGGGTTAGAGTGCACAACCCGTCCACTGAAAGGCCCACGGCATATCGCCGACCTCGTTCGTGCGGTGTAACCGTAATGCGATATTGATCGCCGACTGACATTTCCGCAAGACCGACATATAACTGAGGCCGTTTACTCGTGGCCCGATAGATCGGACACGCACCGTGCCTGTCGGCTTCAATTTTTACCGTTACATGATGACCGTCGAGCCGTAGCGATTGGGCTTCAGCGGAGCCTGCCCACGCTAAAGCCGCGGCGAGTAGAATCATGGATCTCACAGGAATCCTCCTTCCACCAGCTGGTGAGTTTTGGCGGCACCCAAGGAAGCGGCGCCGGACCTTTTGGCACGACGCACCAGCCACCGCCGTGGATAGTGTGCGCGGCCACGAATCGATCCCGTGGCCATTCGTCAATTTTGTGCGTTGAATTATTGTCTACTACGTAAAACCGTTGCCGGTCATCGCTCATGCCAACGACCGTTTGCATGTGGTGCGACGTGAGCGTAACCGCGGCCCACCTACCATTGCGCAGTGCCCACTCGATCCACGGAAGCGTGTCGCCTTCGATGTTCCAGGCTTCAATACCGCGAGCCCGTAAATCCTGGTTGACACGCTCGGGCCACGATCCACCGCGACACGCTGGGCCGTATTTAGACGCATGTAACATGTGGGCCATGTTATCGCCGTTCGCGCCGCCTTGGTGTGCGCCCATCAGTGCGATCGCGCAGTAAACGCATGAGCCATCTTCGTTACGATACTCGGCCCGCTGCCGAGCCGGCACCACGTTGTTTGGATCCCAGCCGAAGGCCGAGTGCGCAAGTAGGCCGACGGCCAGTGCCGCGCCGAGCAGTGTCGCCAAAACGTGTCGGATCATCGAACCCTCCAGAAATCCGGTGCGCGAATCAGTAAGCCCGGCGCCACCTCCCACATCTCGGTTCGGTCCAGCAAAACGGCACCCGCGTATTGCCACGCGCCGAATGCAAACTCAGAACAAAACCAGTTTTCATTGACTTCCGCGGAACGCCGCGAAATAAACCGCAGTACAGCCGGGTAATCGTATGGGCACCCGACCCGCTCTTCGGCCCATTCCCATGCCAGGTCATTGACGCTTTCGAGGATCCCCGCCGGCAAAGGTAGTACCACGTGATATCGCTCGGCAGCGCCGTCTTGCTCTTCGTTAAACGGCCGCTTAATGACGCCTCGGAACTCCCGAGCCTCAATCACTGTATCACCACGCCGCAACGCAACGTGACTGTACGGTGATCGTGTTTGCCACTTGATCAGGGTCCCGACCAAGCCGCTGCCACGGTAAAACAGAGTTTCAACTCGTTCAAAGTCGCTCATGAGGTCGCTTTTGTAACGTCGGCTGTCACCGTCGCGTCATCGCTCGCCAGCGTGACGACTTTACCTGTGGACCGTTTGACTTGCAGGTCATAGTGCCATTTCGCATAATCGACAACCACACCGCTTGGGTTGCGAGCCGTCCATGTTAGCTTGGCCATCTCGGCCGGCGTGCAAGTGACACGCACCGTGTTGGCCGTGGCGTCGGATACCCACGTACCGTTATCGCTGGTGCCAGCTGCCTCGCCGTTGATGTAAAGCAGCCCGCCTGTTTTTGTGATTTGAACCTTCGCCGCGCTGTCGGCATCGTCCGTCGACTCTTTGACAGTGAACCAACCCTCGGACACATCGTCCACGTCCATGCCGCTCCACGTAATATCGAGCGTATCGCCGCGGAGAATCGTAATCTCTTGGGCGCTGGCGGCTGCCTGCGAAGCGGCGGGTACTGACAGCGACACAACAAGGCTCGTCGAACCGAGTTGGCTGAGCGCGGCAGTAGTAAACGCGCTAACAGTCACATCGTCTGCGCTCGGGCAGTAGTCGGACACGAGCTCTGGGTCGGTGTCGTCGGTATGCTGCAGTACGCCACCGGCAATCTGGACACCGCTTTCGTCCTCGGCAACGAACATATACGTACCCGTTTCCAGGTTTGTGACGGTAACGTCATACCACGTAGCGTTGCTGGTATGTGCCGTCGCCGAGCCCGACGCGTCAGGCGTCCCGGTATTTGTCCCCAGTAGCCAAAATTTGGCTGTAAGGGTCTCGTCTGGGTCCGCCTGGAAACTTACTACGCATGCAGCCATCGGTCACTCACTTGTCGGCGTGTGCCACGTGTGGTTCAATCGTGATTAGGTTTTGCTCATCAATCTGAGACTTAGCTTTCGCTAACTCCTCCTGCTCTTTCTCGACACACCCGCGTTGCGCGTTGGTGTAGATCAGTTCGGCGGCCACCTCGTATGCCAACTCTTGCCGCGTCGGCTGATAGGTTTCAATTATTTGGGTCTGCCCGGTTGGATTCCCCTGCGGATCCAGGACCGGGTTCTCAACCCGTGAGTACGTCGGATGCGCCCGATGTGCCGGTTTGCGACACGTCAGCGGCACGGGCGTCGTTGGGTCGTCTTCCGACGGCTTCCAGCCGCCTCGATACGACAGACCATCGACCACCTGCTGTCGCAAGGCCGCGGGGTACCGCACAATCAATTCACGCACTACGGAAAGGTCCATGATGACTCCAGTTAAGTTAACGCAGTAAAGCCAAACGTTTCTAAAACGGCCAACGCGGACGCAATCGCCGCGCGGGCTTCCGTGTCTTGTGTTGCGCCGCCAGTAGGATCAGCGATATGTGATTGCTGAGAAGCAGGAGTTGCTCCGAGGAATGCAATTTTATCTGTTGAGTTTGTTCCGATTTGAGTGCCGGCTGAATTTCCAACGAGAACATCACTACCATCAGCTAATTGAACCGATCCACTTTGATTGATTGCGAACCCGTTAACCGTGCCAGCGTTGTTCCAGAATTTAAGATTACCGCTCGCGTCTGTCCCGAGCCAGGTATTTTGACTACTACCGTCACCTGCAATTCCAAGTTGAAAGTTTGACGACCCTTTGATGAACACTCGGGTGTCCGCAGTGCCGTCTCCAACCGATAACTTATGAGCCGGACTTGACGTTCCAACTCCGAAATTATCCATCGTGTACCCGTCACCATCTGCCCACAGCTGTGCACGTGTTCCAGTCCCATTGCCCTTCAGTACAAAATATCCCCGACTACTGGCAATGCCTAATTGTGCCCGCATAGCATTTCCAGACACCAGCTTGGCTAAATATTGTCCGTCTTCGATCATCACGTAGTAAGATGCCGAATCCCCAGCATACACGTCGCCCCATTTGTTGCTGGACGTGCCAAGCGTTCCACTTCCCGTCAAATTCCCAGACGCATCAACTGTGAAAATCGGAGTAGAACCATCCGTTGAACACTCCAAAAAGTTTCCGTCTTCACTCGTGACATTTGTCACGTCGCGATGAAGATGAAGAAGTGCACCGGCTTCGGAATACGCAGACGCACCGTCAACATCACGTTTCACTAGCAACGTATCGAAATCTCGATTTGCACCGAGGGGTTGCTGTGTTGTAGTACCGATAACCACATCGCCTAATGCCCCCGAGCCATCACGATACACCTGGTTAATTTGCAAAAACGGCAATCGATTGTATCCAGCCACTTCGAAAATCGTTGCACCATCGCCCACCCATGACCACGCTTGCCACTTTGTGCCGTATTTCGTGAGTGTTAAACCGTCAATATCTATAGAACCACCTGTCCCCAACGTCACCTTTTTCGACGCATCAACTGCCAAAACATCACCGCCAGTGTTCCCATAGCTGTTGATGTTGATGTAGTCTGCGGTTTGGACGATGGCTCCTTCGAGGATCTGGGTGATGTCAGCTGCATTATTCGATACAACTTTTACTGATTGTCCACTGGCCGGTGCTGTTACAATAAGACCCGCACCAGCACCCGCTTGCATTGTGATTACATCGGGCGTAAAAAAGACACCAGTGTCGCTGTCACCATGATGACGTAGGCTGTCGGAGACGTAATGCACACCTAGTGTCTCAGAATTCCCATTCACGGAAAACAGTGAGCCGTTCCACGTCGGCCCGCCGCCAGAGAATCCGCCCGCACCGTCGTTGATCTGGATGTCATTCGCCGACCCGCCGGGCGAAGTCGACGCGCCCAGTTCGACCCACGCGGCCGCGCCTACACTCGCATCCGTGCACCGGTACCACGTTAGACCGACCGTGTCGTACCAACCGCTGCCCACCTCGTAACCCTCGGACGAATCGTCCAGCACGCCGGGGGCACCGGTACCGGTGAGGTTGTCCTTGCGCATGTGGAGTTTCTCGTCGGCATCGACGATCAGCGTACCCGGGCCGGAAACCCCGAGGACCTTTTTATCTTCACGTATGGTCGATGCCCACATGTGGCTTACCCCATATGCTCTTGCAGCTTTACCACGTCCTTTGCCAGGCCGTTCAATACCCGGCCACGCTCTCGGCAAGTGTCTTTAATCTCACCGATATCCTGCGACAGGCCGTTTGACACCTTTGCCTCGAGAACCGATAACTTGGTATTGACTTGCATCACCCACGGCAGCACCCGACTAACCAGGAAGCAGATCACGCCTTGCGTGCATGCCACCAAAATCTCGAGCCAGTTTTCGCCCAGGAAGTCCATGGTCACCTCGGTTGTGAATGGCCGCCCATCGTTGTTGCGGCCACAGCGGTCGCGCCGGCGTTGGGGCTGAAAATCGTCTCATCGAGCATACGCTCGTTTGCCTCCGCGCCGCGGCTAGTGTTCTGTGCGATCTGCTCGAGCACCTCGGTCAATTGGTTCAAATCCGGTAGCTGGATCCCTGACGCCTGCTCGCCGAGCTGCTGCTGTAAATCCCGCTCGACACTCGCCAGGCTTTCAACATCGCCCAGCGGTAGCCGCCCACCGTGGTGCACCCGGCGAGCTCGTTTAGCCGCGTCGATCGCACGTTGCCGGGCCGCCGCTTGCGAAGACGGCACCGAGCCGCCAAGGTTGCCCCGCAGCTTGTCGGCAATCTTCCGATTTGCTTCCGACTGTGGGCCGGAATCACCCGATGGCCCGAGGTCGATCGTGCGAGAAGCCTCCTGTGAGGCCTCTTGCGCAACGCTATTGGCGATCGACTCACGGAACGTGTCAGGCTTCTTGCGTAAACCACGCACACGCTCCTTGGCCGCAGCCGCTTGATCAAAGGCCTTGCGGGCCATCCCTAGCTGATACTGCCGGATGGCTTCCGGGTCGAAGGTTTCTTCGACCGGCGAGATCGCGTCGATCCCTTCCATTGGGCGCGATGGCAGTTGGCCTGGCGGCTTCGGTGTCGGTGCCTGGATCCCTTCGTCCGGCGCCGAAAGCGAGATCTCGGAGGCAGCCGCCGCTTCGTCGGCCATCTGCTGGAAAGACGCCTCGCGTGCCGCGTCAGCTTGTTCAGTCGCTTCGCGGAAACGGGCCGAGGCGGCAGCTGCACGTTCTTGGGCTGTGCCTTCGCCCGGGGGCGTCGGCTTCTCGTCCACGATTTGCTGGATTGCGTCGGCCGACGGTAAAACACTCGCGGGATCGAACGAAGGTAGCACGTCGGTAAAACCGCCGGCCGGCGCCGCCGGCACCTCTTCGCCTGCCACCTTGGCGAAGGTCCGGTCGTACATCGCGTCTTTGGCCGCGGTGGCATTGGCCGCTTCGGCGAAAGACTCGGCCGCGCGCTCCTGCGGGCTCTTCTCGATCGGCTTTGGCGGTTCGGGCGGTGTCGCCGGCTTTTCAGTCACCGCGGGAGGCGGCGGCGCCACCGGCTGCGCTGCGCTGGTCGTTTCAATCGGGCCATCGATCACCACCTTACGGGCGTCGATCTGTACGGTATCGGCCGAGGTCACCCCGATCGTCGTTGACTCATCTACTTGCTTGACGACCGGCTCGGGGACCTCGAGCGACTTTTTCGCCGGCTCTTCCTCGTCGCTGCCGAAAAACGACCCGATAACCTGACTGGCCAGGCCTGCTATACCGGCCGTTGCCACACCGCCCATCGCGGTGCCGCCGAGGTTGATACCTTCTTTCGCTTCGGCGGGTTCTACCGCCGTCGTCGTACTCGCCGCCGCTCGCTTTTGTTTGATCGATTCCAAAGTTTGGAGTGTATCGTCGATCAATTCCAGCTGAGCCTGTTGGTCTTTGGATAGGCCCCGCTGTCGTTCAGCCTCGTCAAACTGGCCGCTAGTCAACGCCTCCATCTGCGACTCGACCGATCGCTCACTCCAATACCTCGCCTTCCAAGGGTTAGGGAAACGCGGGAACACCATATTGTGCCGGCGATACAGGAGCTCGCGTTGTGCCTCTTCGGCTGGATCCCCGCCAGCGTCCACACCGCGGAAAAACCGTCCCATAGGTCCGGCGAGCGGAGTAGACATGTCTGCAACATCCGGGAGGCCTTGAGCAGTGCGTTTGAGCACCCGTTCAAGCTCGTCGCGAACCGTGGCTTTGTACCCGCCTTCACTGGCCAGGTCGTACGCTTCAACGCCCGCCCCGAGCTGCTGCGCTTCTTCGGCGACCTGCAACGGCTGCGAGGCCTCCAGTAGGTTCTTTAAGATCTGCTCGTAGTTTTTCGGGTCCGGTTTAATGTCGCCAAGCGCCCGCTGAAACCGCTCTGCCGCTTCAGACCCTTCATCCGTCAGGAACGATCGGATCACCGGCTTGACAGCACCTCGGAACGAGGCGCTTTGCAGGCCGTCGCCGCCCTGGAAGAACAACCGCTGTAATTCGGGACTTTGTTGCACGGCGGCCACACGTTCAGCAAACGTGCGCAGCCCGGTGCCCTTGCGGACCACCGTTTGCCCCGGCTCTTCGGTCAGCTGCGACTCGATTTCTGCAAGCTCTTTTGTGGCCCGAGCCACTCGCTTTTGCTCACGTTCGACCTGGTCTTTGTAATCCTTTTGCGTTTGGGCAATGTCGTACTCGATCGCCTCGGTGTCGATCAGCTTCGCGGGGGCCAGCCCGCGGCTCTTTCGCCATCCCTGATCTTGCGATCGCTGCAGATTGGTTTCTTTCGCTTCAGCCAGGCGTTTCTGTTGCCGACGCAGTCGCTCATCCTTCTCGGCTTCCGCATCGACCAAGTCTTCTTTCGAGTCCTGAATAGACTCACGTAGTGACGCTTGCCGCTCAATTAATTCCTTTCGTTTAGCCTCTGTCACACCGCCTTCGATGCCGACGCCCAGAATGTCTTTTTCCGGCATCATGCGTTCGAGCTGCACAGCCATGTTTGCGACAGCCGTTTTGGTAAGCGAGCCGCTAGGGTCCTTGATCGCACCACCGATTGCCGCAAACGCGGCGCCCGCTTCGATGACCGCACGGACCCGATCCTCTTCGGTGTCTACCGCTGTCGCGCCCGCGATACTAGCGGCGGCCTCTTTGAAAGCACTTGGCTCGACAATACGGGCTTTTTGCTGCACACCGATCACCAGGCCGATCGTTTCTGCGATCTCCTTGGGTGTTTCCGCCTTGATCATGCTAGCGATATCGGCTACCGCCGATGCAAACTCTGGTAGCTCGCCAGGTCGCGTTTTGAATAGCGGCGCCGTCTGCTCGAGAATCGTACGTGTCAACGCCTGGTCGCCACCTGTGGCCGACAGCATGCCCGAGGTCGCCTGGAAGAGGCTCCGGGCATCCTTTAAGCCTAATCGCTCTTGCAGTCCCTGGATCGCATCTAAAAACGTGGTTGCCTCCTCGGTCGGTACTGGTCCGAGGTTCAGAATAGTGGCTGCCTGTGCCTCAGCGACCGTCATTTGGGCGTCACGCTGCTGATTTGCAACCTCATTCGCGCCTTCCATCGCCTGGCGGAACAGGTTGATCGCACCGGTGACCGTGGTGTAGGCGGTAAAGAGCCCCATAACTTTTCCGGCCAGGCCAGTAAGGATGCCGCCGTGTTTTTCATGGGCGCTACCCAGGTCTTCGGTTGCTTCTTCGGTGTCGTGCTGTGTCCGCCGGATGTCTTCCAAGCGAGCGACATACTCACCCTGCGACAGCTGACCACGATCGAGTTGGCGGTTCAAATCTCGCAGCTCGATTTCGAGTCGTCCCACGCCCGAAGCAGCGCCGAGCGACGCCTGTTTAGCGCGATTGAGTTCGCGGTCGTACTGGGCCTGATTGATCGCGCCCGTTTTCAACTGCCGATCGAGCCGCGTCAAATTTATCTCGTACGCCTGCATTGGATTCGCAGTGGCCGCAAACTTCTGTGCCAGGCGATCCATGGCTTGGGTATGCACTAATGCCAGCTGGGTATTCTGCTTGGCAGCCGCGTCGAGCTTCGCGAGCTCTTCACGGAAGCGTGCCACCGGCGTTTGAACCGACTTAACCACGCGATCAGCGTACCGCTGCATGTCGCGAATCGCTCTGGTCGTCTTCTGCCCAGCCCGTGCGGACTCTTCACCGACGGCGCGCAGTTTTTCCTTTAGTTGCGTCTGACTCTTCTGGAGTTTCTCCAGCTCAGCCACAACTTTATTGACGCCGACAAGTTCAGCAGAGAAGCGTACGCTCATAATCTCACGCTACGTGCATCGTCCAACAGGACTGCTACGGCTTGCTCTCCTCGACTGGGGCTGTAGTGATTTCGTCCGGCGTACCACCCGAAGAAGTCGAGCCAGCGGGCGCTTCCAATTGGGATTCGATTTTTTTTTGCAGTGCGATCCACTCGCGGTACTTAAAAAAGTCAACGATTGCGTTAAGCATGATGCTTGCCACGTCAGTCGACATCCAACCTGGGCGGATCTTATCCAGTGTCGATAAGATCGCGTGGTCGACCCGATAATTGATAGCCAGCGCGCGGCAAACCATCTCGAAGGCAAACTGATCTTGCTCGGGCGTAAAGTCCTGGGCGAGCACCGCCCCCTGCGATTCGGCCGAGGTGTCGATCAGATCCCATAGCTTGCCCGAGTCGTCCCAAAACTCGCGATAGATCTCACTCACGCCGACGACCGGCTTATCTTCCTTATCCCAACCGAAGGCCGCCGGTAAACGGCCACGAGGATTGTCGAGCGACCGGGCGATCGGCACGATCCACGCATGGTCGTACGCGTCGACGACCGGCAGCCCGTCTATCGTGTCGTGCCGCTCGAGATCGGTTGGCGTAGGCGGCTGGTCGGTTAACCAACCGATCCACCGTTTCGAGCCGTCGCCGATTTTGCGCCACGTTTGATTTTCGGGATCGTACCCCAAGTGGCGCGGCAACGTGCCGTTCAGCGGCACAGGGAATAGCATAACGCCGGACATCCCCTCGGGGCCGGCGTTGATGTTTTGGGCGATGACGCGCTTTGGGATCGTGTGGCAATCCCGCAACGCGCCATCGCAGCCGCGGTGGCGAAGTTCATGCGCAAGAAGCCGGCCAGAAGATGCCAGCTCCTTCTCTTTAGTATTGGGTAAGAAGTGCCAAAAAGCGACCATAACCGCGGCTTACTTTCTGCTAGGGGATGGCGACTCCGGTGGTGACCGTGAAGAGGTCCTGACCGGCCGCCGGACGCTCCAAATGGACCTCTAAGGTGGCCGAACCTGGGCTGCTCGCGCTACGCCGTTTCTTCAGTACGCCCTTGGTGGCGGCGAACTTAATGTGTTCGGTTTGATTGTCGGCGTAGTTGATGCTGGCACGCTTACGCTTGCGCAGGTACCAGTCAAAGCCTGTCACCTCTTCCCCCTCGAGGCTATACTGAGCCGCCGTTTCGATGTCGTGCGTTTCAATCGTGATCACCGGCCGGTAGGTCTTGATACACACAAAACTCGGGGCCGTTTCGCCGCCGCTGGCGATCTTCTCGACCACAACGTTATTGTTCCACGTGACCGAAGTCACGCCGCCCAGCTCGCTGGAGTTGATAACCGTTTTGCCCAGCGTATAGAGGCTGTTAACAACCGGGCTGGCGGTGATCGCTTCGTCGGGCGTCATTACCAGCGACGCATTCGACCCGTTATAGGTCGCATGCAGTTGCAGCGTCGACCGCGCCTCTTGCCCTTGGCTGACCGAGATCTGATCCCAAAACAGCATGGCGTTTGATTGCAATCGATACTGGACATGGGCGCCGGTCGTTTCGTCGATCCGGAATGCCGCCTCTTCCGCTTCACGGAACCACAGGTCGACGTTTTCGGAAGTGCAATCACGCGCGACCGAGTCCTTATCGCACAACGTAAAAATCTTATCCATATCCAGCGTCGGGACACTGAACACCGGCGACTGCATTGCGGACCCGACGAAACTAGGCACATAGTCACCAGCTGTAAACTGGGTCAGATCTTCGATGTTGGTTTCGACCGCTTGATCTTCACACTGAGCCACATACGTGGATCCGATTTTGATGCCGGCCGGGTAAAAAAGGACATTAGTGCTCCCAGACATGCCGAACTCCAGAATTAAAATGGGGGACGCGATTCGCGCCCCCATCAAAGGCTCGACATGGATGACATCCGAAGACTGGCCTGTCGACCGGATGCCGGCCGCGAATATCCGCGGCCCCCTGGTTATTGTTTTTCACATTCGTGCGCGACGCTGCTCACGATTGCGGTTAAGTTTGCTCTCCGTGACTCGTTGGTAAAGTGCCTGCAACTCGTCGGATTCCTGACGCGTTGTACGTGTGAGCTCGTCGCCGAGCGGTGGGTGTTTCAGTTTGTAAGGTCGAATACGGATGTACCGCGGCGTCGGCAATTGCAGTGTCACTCGCGTCGGGTACGCCCGCGGGTATAGCCGTTGACGCACCGCGGCGCGCGTGTCGCCCGAATACACCAGCGGCAAAAGGCCGCCGCCCGGTACTGGGTACCGTTGCCCGCCTCGACGGATCCATCCGCGTTTTTTGCGTGCCAGGTACGCCGGTGTTCGCGCCTGGTAGTGATAAAGGTCCTCCGCGCCCGTCTCGAAGTGACGCATTTTGAAATGCCGGTCCCAATACTGACCGACCGCAAAGAACCCTTCGCGGCTCGCTTCGCGCAGCGCCCGTGTAGAAACCTCCTCCGAGGTAACGTCGAATCGCAATCGCAAGTCGGCAGACATCCATCACCCTACTGAGTCCCCAATAAACAGCTGCCACGACTGATACCAGAAGTCCCGCTCTGGCTCGGCCACGCTTCGCTCGCTGATCGGTGTGCGAATCGCCGGCGTTGCCATTTCGATTCCGGCCAGCGGTAGCGTGTATGTACTGCCGCGCCCCTGATTCGCCGCAATCCACTCCATCAGGTCGCCCATGAACGTCACGAAGTAGCGTTTGCTCAACTTGTGGGCCGCGTTTGCCGTCCGCCCGCTGGCCGCATATGGAACAGCTTTTTCGAAGTACGCCACTTCGATAGCGCCGACGGCTTTCAATTCGTAAACGCAATACTTCTGCCACCGCACGTCTGCCTCGCGGATCACGAAGTACGGCATAGCCGCCATCGCGTCGACCAAGTCTTCGTAGTGATCGTCGGCAATGCGATTGTCGATCACATTTTGCACCGTCGACTCGCCAACTCGCGTTGCCACGCTCGGGCTCGTGCAGTTCGCTATCAGTGTTTCGACACCGCCTAACCATTCGTCGATCATCGCATTGAGCCGCTTACTGACGGCACGCTTCTTCGTTGGAAATTCACGCGGTACGTAAGCGGCCGAACCTCAACGTCGAACTGATATAAGTAAGGCCGCTCACCATCCGCCAACGTCACACTGCAACCACGGCTCGGCGCTTCGTCTAAGTCCGACCGCTGTAATAACACCTCGAGCTCTTCCACCAGCCGCTGCCCACCTCGGTCGTCATATTCCATCCGTTGCCGATGGCGCGTTAACGCGTTGACGGTGGCATTTTTGCCGTTGGCATACGTGTAGGTGATCTCTACCGCCTGGTTATCCGTGTTGAAAACCAGGTTGCTATTACACGCTGCTTCGAGGGTTGAAAGTGACATGTTTCAAACAGCCCGCCCCCCAGGAAGCAAAAGCCCAGGGGGCGGGCACTCCGTCCCGACCGACCATCAAGGAGGATCAAACGGTTGTCTTGTAGTCGACGATCACTTCATCGATCGTAACTGCGTTCGTGTTGTTGTCGCTCGTCTTTTGGATCTGAACGACTGGTTGCAACCCGTCGCTGTAGGCGTTCATGTTGAACACCGTGCCGTCGCATACACGACGCAACGAGCCGTAGCTGTCGGACATGAAAAACTGCACGGCAGCCTTGCCGCCCAGCGACAGTTGCGGCGCCTCACGGGTGTAAATCCCCGTGCCAAAATCGATCGCGAATCGCTTGAAACTCGTGCTCAGCGTATCGCCGGTCGCCTTATCATCGGTGTCCGTCGTACCGTCGTCAGTTTCGCACACGACGTTGTTGTTTCCGATCAAACGGAAATGCGCATGCGCGGTGACGGCATCCGGATCGTCATTGCGAGCGGACCACATGCCCCACGCGACCGACGTTGCTGTGTCGAGCGTGGCAGCCGAAACCTTGAGTACCATCTCCATGCGGAGCAGCACGTCAATATCGAATGCCAAAACGTCGCCAAACGATAGGCAGATGTTTTGCACCTCAGTGGTGTTGTCCATCGTCAGTGCGAGGCCGCCCAGGTTTGCTCCGACATACGTCGGTGTGCCGGCAGCTGACGTGTCAGTAATCACCCACGGGCTTTGCGATGCGGACCCGGCGGGCTGGTTGTATCCACGGAAGACCCAGTGGAATCTTCGAGTCTGTAGTGACATCGAACCTTTTCTCCAAAACAAAACGGGGGCACGCGATTACTCGCGAACCCCCCATCAAAGGCTCGACGTGATGGCGTCTCGAAGGAGTGGCCGCTCCTGCCGGATGCCAGGCCGCGAGTTAACGCGGCCCCCTGGTTAAACGCTCAGGAACCTCTTCAAAAAAGGATCACTCGCCGTCATCCAAAATCGCATAGCGATACGTTTTCACTGCCGCGCCGACTCGCCCCTCGAGGCTCACCCACGTGGTCTTGTTTTTCGGTTCATACCAACGCTCGCGCCGACCGCGGGTACCAAAGCCGCGGAAGTAAGCACGGATCACGGTCGCTCGACGGAACTGCGTCGGATCTGCAAACGCGTACCACTTTTTCGTGCTCGACGCATTCAGGGCGGGCTCGGGGATCACGTCAACCTGACCACGGTACAAACCGATATTTGCCGTCGTGGCCGCGACCTTCGATTCCCGCAGCTGCTCGTAGGTCCAGAAGGTTCGGCGTGCCGCTTGCGCTACCGCACCCGTCGGGCATAACAGCGTGTTCAGCGTCGCCTCGATCGTTTGCGTCGTATCGATCCCCGTTTGAGCCGCCAGCTTCGTCTCGAGCGCAGCCCACTCGGTGTCGCTCGGGGCCGCGCCCGAGTCTTGGTGATTGCTGTGGTTCGTGTCGTCGAAGAGGTCGTACTCATCGAGTAGCGCCACGTTTCCGGTAATTAGGTTCAAGCAGAGTCGATTGACCGTAGTTTCCCATGCCTCACCCAACGCATAAGCGTCTTCGGTAATCTGGTTCCGATCGTCGTTGGCAATCAGCACTGGTGTGAAGCCGATGGCATTGCCGAAGCGTCGCAGGTACAACCACGAAAGGCACTCTTCGGAAATACTCAGCTGCTTGAAATCTTCAGCGTCCATCACCTCGTCGAGCTGATCCGTCGTGCCTTTATTCACGATCGGCACACTCTTGAAGTTCGGTAACCCGCTGGCATACTCCGCCGTCCACAGACGGTACTTTTTGTCCGCCAGTTGGATCGCGTCGTCAATAATCACGTTCGCCAAGTTGCTGAGCAAGTTAGGAAACGCTCCGGGCCTCGCGTACGGGATGTCGCCGCCGGAAGCCAGAATACCGTCTTCTGGTGAGAGGCTGGCGACCTTCCGATCGGCGCCCGGCACATCCATTGCTCGCGCGGCAATGTCCTCGGGCTCTTCCCACTCACTGGCTGCAGCACCCTGGAAACGTAGAGACTGCTTGGCGAAGTGCAATAGCGGCGCGTTTGCCAGCCGCTTGACTTCGGGCCGCGCATTTAGATCGTGTCGCTGATTCGCGCGCATGATACCATACGCCATGGCGTCAACCGCGTCGGCCGCCCACTGGTCTTCGCCTTCGCCGGTGACGTTGACGGTGCCCTTCTTTACCGGCGGTTCCTGCTCGCCGGCCTTCTTCAGCCAATCGCTTGCGATTTCGGCGTGCGAGCGATCGCTGGCCTTGGCATCTTTCAACATCTCGGCGGTGACGACCGGCGTTTCACGCCCCTCGTTCAGTAGCGTCGCACTGGCCTCGAGGTCTGCCCATCGCTTTGCCTCGGCGGCTCGCGCCTCGGCCCGCGCCTCTTCGAGTTCGCGGTGGTGAGCATCGACCACGTTAGCCGCCGCCTTCGCCGGGTCGGGCGTGCCATTGGTCAGCGCCTTGAGGATCTCGTCCTCGCCTTTCGGCACGGCTTGGCCGCGCGCATCAAACCACGCCGCCAGAACACCTTGACAAGTTGCGCCGTCATCCTCCAGCGATGCAATCAGGTTACGGGCGAACAAAGCCGCCTTAATCTTATCGTTCATTCGTTCGGACTCCTGTGCCCTAATGCCCGTACGAGCGGCCACACCAGCCCGATTCCGGTTTCGTTCTTGTTCAAACACGTCCTCGATCAGACGCACGTCGTCGATCATCCCGACGGCCTTCGCCGCCTCCGCAAGCATCACCGAACCGCGACCGAATGATGCCTCCACCTCCGCGACCGTCTTACCACGGTCTTCGGCCACCGCATTCACGAACATTCGGTAGGCGCCGTCAATTCGATCTTGGATCGACTTCTTCCGCTCGGCGCTCAGCTCCTCGTATGCGTTGCCGGCCGCCTTGAGGTCGCCAGCGCGAAACACGTGGAACTTGATGCCTGCATCATCCGCGGCCTTCGTGATGTTTTTCAGAATCGTGTAAACGCCAATCGAGCCGACCTCGGTAGACGGCGACGCAAATACCTCGGTCGCTGCCGCGCCGATGTAATAGGCCGCCGATGCCATCATATTTCGCGCGACGACAACGACCCGCTTACCCTTCTCGCGAGCTCGCTTAATCGACTGCCGCGCCTCTTCAGTGCCACTGACCACGCCACCAGGCGAGTCGACTTCAATTAGGATCGTTTGCACGCAAGGGTTATCGCCGGCCCGTTCCATTTCGGCCGCAAATTGCTGCGTGCTCGTGCCGCCGGAACACTGCATCATCAGGTTCATGCGCGGCCCAAGCGTACCGAAGAGTCGCATGACCTGCACACCGTCAACGATCACCGGCCCGCCTTCTTCGTCACCTTCGCCAGCCAAGTCGGCAAATAGCGAACCGCGTTGCTCGGCGATCGTCGCGCGTATATGCTCTTCATCGGCTACCCAGCCGTTTGCGCGCAGCTCGAGAAACTCCACGATCTGCTCGAGCTTCGGCTCATAAATCGCCCATGGTTCATTGAGCGCAGAGCGGACGATATTACGCGCCTTGTAATCACGACTTTGCGGCACTGGTCGCCTCCCGTTTCTTCTCGTCGGGCTGTTGCCCGTCTTCGGCCATCGCTTGCTCTTGCGTGGCCCAGTCCAGCTTGACCTCGAGCATCTCGGCTACGCCACGCTCGATCGCCTGTTGCAGGAGCACGCGAATCCAGTGCAGCCCACGGCGAGCGCACTCGATCTTGAGTGTCGTTAAGCCGGCACCCAGCTTGCCCTTCGCCGCCTCGGTTTCTTTGAACGGATCAAGAAGGTCGCGACCAGGCCCGATCGAGTCGAATCGCTGGTAGGTCCGTTCGTCGGCCTTGAATTGCGCCGGCCGTAGTGTTTCGTACAGCCCTGCAGCTGCGGCTAAACGGTTGAACTCGCGGCGTATCGGCAACGCCACCTGAGCGCCAAACCACTGTTGCAATGGCCGGACGTGCAGGTCTTCGTCGAGCTTCGCAGCGCGAACGCTGGAATAGTTGGTGCTTTCATAGTCGCCGGTCAGTGTATACACACTGACGCCAGCGCCAGCGGCTGTGTCACGATCAAGCAGCTTGAAAAAGTTCTGCGCCTGGTTGTTCGGCCGCTGGCTCTCGACCATCTCGACCGACTCATCTAACCCACACTGGATTGCTAACGGTGAATTGCCGAGTTTCACCTCTTCGTTGCCATACTCATCTTCGCTGTCGTCGTCATCATCCAACATGCCCAGTAGGCCGGACAAGTGCGGTGTTTTCGTCTTGTGAATCAGTGCGAGCAAGGCACCTTTCACTGCCGACTTCAGCTCGGCATCCAGGAACGAGTCGCGATCAAAAGAGGTTTGCGCAACGGCATCCAACCACGATGCCCCAATTGACGCACTTGGCCGGTGAAACAAACAGAGATCAATCACGCGATCGGCCGGCACTCGCGTTGAATGCGATAGGTCGTAAGTTGACGCGTACGAATCGTACGGGTGCGCGTCCATGAAGTGATACGCAACGATCCGGTTTGCTGGGTCGACTTCGACCCCGTTTACGATCTTATTTTGCCCACCTTCCGCCGGCCGATCGAGAGTGGTGTCGAGCTGATCGCGTTCAATCAGTTGGTAGCATAGTGGGATCAGGGTCCCCGGCTGGCGCTTCACCACACGCATCAAGAAGCCGTTGCCCACCTGTACGCATTCGCGCAATAGGTCGCGTTGTAACTCGGGGCCGGTTCGCTTCCCTTCGACGTCGATCTGTTTCTCGTCGTGCCACCAAGTTTCGAAGAGGTCGTCAGCCTCGAGAGCAAACCGTAGCCGCGGATTCAAGTTGCCGGCCTTGGCTGCCTTTAGCTCTTTCAGGATTCTCGTCGCTTCCCAAGGTGCAAACGGCCAGCTAAACGTCTGCACGCCGCAGCCTACGACCAGATCAGCAAGCGCCTGCACAATCCGCTTGATCTGCGCGGTGTTGAGCACCTGCGCACGAATACGGCGGTGCATCAGATCGTGTGACTCGGCGATTTGCATATCGCCAGTCGCCGCTTGCGGCTGAAAGGCTTCAGTACGGCGATCGCGACGCGCCCAGCGATAAGCCTCGGCAGTCGCATTGATCGGCTGCCGCTGCACCGCGACTTGCGTCGCAAGTTGCTCCGCTCGCTGTCGTGCAGCGTCAGAGCGAAACAGGTTTTTGATCGCCTTGAAAACCATCAGTCCTCGAGCACTATCAGCAAAATCTTGACCTCGGCCGAGTTGGCGCGGGCTCGCAAGGTAGTGAGGCCCGACAGGCGGAATGGAAAATACTCGCCGGCTTTGAGCTTCAGAAACTCCTGGTCGCCACCGCCATCGTTCGTGCCGAGTTCCACATAGTTGGTTGCGTCCAGGTTCTTACACCAGCAAACACCCGGGGTAGTGATGTCGGTCAACGCGATCGTTTCCCAACTGGTCCCGATCTTTAGGAAGCCAGGACCACCGCCGCCGGCCGTCGCCTGGTCGATCTGTTGCGTGCCGCCAAACGTCGGCACGATCAACGTGCCATTCGTTGCGGCCAAACTCGCAGACACTGAAATTTCGTTCGCCATTACACATCGACCGTTCGGATAGGCTTGATCACTGGTGTGCCACTTTCACGCGCGGCGGCCAGTTCCCAATACTGAATCTCTTCTCGTAGTTCGCGCAGTTTTAGCATCCGTTGCCGATGGTCCATGCGCTCATATTCCTCGGATCGCCCCTGGGCGATCTCAAGATACGCGTCTTCGAGCTCGGATAGAATTGCGGATGCGGTCTGCGACATTGGCACCGCAAGTCTACAGGTCGCACCCCCGAATCCGTGACAAAGGATTACCAGTTCCTGGTACCGAATTCCAAGAAAAGTAAAAAAGGTACCAGGAACTGGTACCCCTTTCGTTTCACCGTACCAGGAACTGGTACCTTAGCGCTCGCCAATCGTCCCGGCCTTTTGTCGCCGAGTCATCTGATGATAGATTGCGCCGGCATGCGAGGCCGAGATGACCGTGTTCCAGCGGCACCGCGGGCACACCAGTTTGATGCCCGCATCGACCCGCCTATGCTGTACGGCTTCACAGTAAACGGCTGTCTTGTCGGTCGAGCATTCAGGGCAGTGCTGCGGTTCTCGTGGTACCTGTTTTCCCCAGTGCTTGCGGCGCACGCCCGACTCTTTACAGCCGGGCACCTTGCATTTATAGTTTGTTCGGTTGTTCCGTGTGGAATAGGGTTTCATTCGCGCGTAATGAACCCGACACCACGGAACGCCGTCGTCGTCAATCGGTGCCGGCTCTCGTTCCTGTTGCGGTTTCGGTTGCGGTTTCTCAGTCCCCAAGTCTTCGCTATCCACTTTGATCGGATCACCCATCTTTCAATTCTCCACGTTAATCACCCAGACATTGCCCGTTTCATCGTTCCCCTATCACACCGTCCGGCCGAGGTTTCTGCCGCTTCTGCGGCCTCGGCCATTGGTTTTCGTCCCACCCGACATTCTCGCCGAAGCTATCAACGACCATCTCCGCCATTGCCCTTGAATACGTCTCGCCATCCCAAAAATCATGGCCGAGCGTGCTATCCCGCTCACGCCACTCCGCCTTATATCGCCCGTCTTTGCCGCGGATAAACACTAGAGGCTCATTCACCACTTGCTTCAGATAGAACTTGCCAACCTCGATTGCGTCACGAGTGACATACCACGCGCCCGGCTTGTCGGGGCTCGAGCGAAACCGGCCGGCTAAGTCGGCCCGAAATACCTCTGGGTTGATGTTCCATAGCTCGAGCCCACCTTCATAGACTTTACCTTTATCCCGCTTTGCGTGTTGTACCTCGGTCATCTTGTACTTCTGGTCCGGCTTCACTTGGGCCTCACCCCTGACGATCCGCACACGCTCTTGATCGTGTTCCCTCAGTGACCGCCGCCAATTATGCACATCCATAGTACGATGCTGCCCATCAATGCCGAGCAGTGCAACCTTCAATTGCCTCCGGCCTCGAGGGTTGACGTCGCCACCCACAATCGGAAACGACCGGCGCAACACGTACTCCCAGATCTGCTGTAGATCGGATTTAACCAAATCGCCGTCATCACCTTCGGATCGCTCGAATACGAACCAATCGACCAGCGCCGATGTGCAATTGCCCCACCAGCCACGCACGGTCACGTAGACTTCGCGCTCTTGCACGTCTCCACCGGCGGTAAGAAACCAAGTATGAAGCGGTACCGTGCCACGTTCGTGCGTGTATGCCAGCCTGGTACCGAGCTCACGCCATGTCGGCATCTTGCCGCGCTGGCGGTGACAAAGCCCGAGCACGTTCTGAAAGAAATCGGGCAACTTGCCGTCACCTCGAGCCGTCAGATACTCGGCCGCGATGTCGCCAAAACTGTAGTGGCTATGGATACGCCACAAGTGGAACCCAACGCTTCGGCCGCTGGCGTGCTTCTTACTGGCCACCCACCTGCCGTTCCGAACAAAGGTGGCCTTTTCGTCGTTCGTAATCCGGCAACCCGACTTGCACACATAGTGGGCTGTTTGTCGCGCGGCATCCGGTGGTAACCACTGTCCATGCTTGTCCTTCAGGCCGGCGAATCCGCACCGGCCTGCGAGCGGACCTTCAGCGTGAGTGAAGAACCTTAATTCCTGTTCGACACCGCAATGCGGACACGTTGCCCACCAGCGGCGCTGATCCGATTCGGCCTCCATCTGCTCGATACGTGAAACCTCGGGCAGCGGGGTACTCTCATCCAGGATTAGCGAGCGGTAGAACGCTTTCACACGCTGGTTCGACGCTTCGATCGGATCCTCGTTGCCCCGCCCCTCGAATACGTCAACCTCCGAGCGGAAGACGTATTTACACCGCCGGCTGCGCAAACGCGAGCTCGATCTGGGCCACGCAAGATAGACCCGCATTTCACCAAGATCACACCACCGGGTGTTCCATTGGCGTTTTACTGGAATAGGGATACCTGACGCAGCCGCCAGCGAGTATAACCGATCGCGAAACTCGACTGCTTCGTCGCGTCCCGGCAAAACGCACATGGCCGGTGCCGGCGAATTCTCAGCGAGGTAGAGCAGTACCGCACAAAGCAGGAGCGTCTTACCACTCTGCGTGCAGGCCTTGATCCGCACAAACCGTACGTCGGGATCCGCACAAACCTCTGCCACCTCTGCAAACCATGGCCGAGCCGACAGCTCATAAGGTCCGCGCGCAGATTCATATTCCTGAGTTAACCGCACGCGTCGAGGCAACCACTCTACGGGTGTTTCACGCCGACGTGGCCGCCAACCCTGCCCCAGGTGTCGTCGCAATCGATTTTTAGCGTTAGTCCTCGTCGCCGTTCCCTTCTTCATCTTCTTCGATCGTGTCCGCGATTTCCTCGTACGCGCTGTCGAGCAGCGTTTGCACTTCGTTGTAGACCTGACGTCGAGCGTCGGCTGACATCGACACAGGAAGCAGCTGCACAACGCGTTCCGGTAGTGGTTCTAAAATCGCTTTGGCCGCAGCAATGTGTTGCAGGCAGATTCTCGCCACCTCGTCTACATCAGCCATCTTTCCCGCCACAACAAGCGCCTCTTGCTTTTTAGCCTCGAGGTCCAACCGGGCAATCTCGCGCTTGAGTTCGCGAATTTCATCATCACCCTCGATTCCACCAGTGGCCGGCTGGCGAGTAGCCAGCCACGCTTGTATCTCGCTGACAGGTAAAAAACCATCCTGCTTGCCGGGGGAAGCCGGTCTTCCTGGCCAGCCTGGCTCGGTCGCCCACCGCTGTATAATTCGCACCGGGTCTTTGCCTCGCATCCCCAACGCGCGCGCGAGCTCGGCATACGTCCGGCATACAAACCCTGTTGGCGTCGTGCCTATCTGCTCGGCGTAGCCGTGTTCCACCAGCCAGGTATTCACCGCTTCTAAGTTGAACCGCTTTTTTCTGGACTTGCCTTCCCACGGTAGTCCTTTTTTGACCAGCGACTGCAACTGCGCGGCATTAATCCCTAGGTGTGACCGTAACTTAGTAAATGACAAGATCATCTCACATCGCTCCAAACCTGTAGACGATAGGTCCGTCGCCCGTTTTTCGGACCCGTTGTCCAGTCTCCACCGCCTGCCGCGCTTTGGGTGACAAACCGAGTTCCGCCGCGAAAGCCGCCAGCGATCGCGACAGCTGATGAAAATCGATCATCCGCGGGTTGCGCTTGTTCTCGAGGCCGGCGGCGGTGTGATGTTTCACGATTTGCCCTTCGTGTCGAAGCGCGTGCAGGCACTCCCACCACAGCCCGTAAGTCACCGCGTATCGCTGGATCGTTTCCCAGCGGTGTTCGGTTGGTATGCCTTCCGCCTCGCAGGCCTCTATCACCAGGTCGAAAAACTGTTCGGTCGTTTTCAGAGTCGCTTCGCGCGTACACTGCTGGTCATCCGCCTCGGACGGAAACATGCCTCGTAGCGCGCCTCTCACCTTCGACAACTGATCAGATAACATTCGCTCAGCGCGCTCGAGCTCATCCCGCTTGCCCATCGATCCGCCCTCCTACCCCTGTCTAGGGGGTTCTTCCATCTCCCGACCTTTGGGGTTGACGACCGTAGGCCGTTCGGGTAGAATGTAGTAGATTCGGTGGCCACGGGGGGCCACCGAGGCCGGTCGGTGGCCACGGGGGCACGACCGGCTGTCACCCCTGTGAAAGGTCATGTCATGTATCGCTTCCGAGCCGTCACCCTCCACGGATGTACCATCAGCCATGGCAACCAGAAGGTCGGACACACAGCCAACGTTAGCCTGTTGCCAGGCGCTAGCTGCCCCGACGATATCCCCTGCAAGCGCGATTGTTACGAGGCAAAGGCCTTGCGAATGTATCCTACCGTCCGTCGCGCTCGTCAACGAAACTGGAAGTTGTGGCGATCGGATCCCGACAGCTATTTTCGCGGGATCCGCGAGTACCTGACGCGATACACTCCCAAATGGTTTCGTTGGCACGTTGGCGGCGACATCCCGTCGCAAGACTACTATACCGAGATGAAGAAAATTGCCCGTGAATTCCCCGGTACTAACTTCCTGTGCTTCACAAAAAACCACGACCTGAGTTTTGCTGGTCGCCCGCAAAACCTGGCTATTATCCTGTCGATGTGGCCTGGTTGGGGCTCCACACGTAAAGACCTGCCCCGCGCGTGGATGCAAGACGGCACAGAAACCCGGATCCCTGACAGTGCTATACCTTGCACTGGTTCCTGCGAAAACTGCGGCATGTGCTGGAGTTTGCCAGTTGTTAAAAAGGACGTTGTTTTTAACCTGCACTAACCTAACTCATCCGGTGGTATTAAGCCATGAAAGACAACATTCTCATCAGCCGCTGTATCCTCGGTATCCCGTGTCGGTATCACGGGCAAAAGTACCGTATGGGAAAACGGATCGGGCGCCCTTCGCTGGTCGCCCGCCTTCAGAAACGATATAACCTGATTGACATCTGCCCCGAGGTTGACGCTGGCCTGACCACGCCGCGGCCACCCACGCGCATCGTGCGCGGCCGGTGGATTTGCGAAGGGAAAGACGTCACCGCCATTTTTCGACGCGGAGCCCAGTTGGCGGTGCAAGCCGCGATCGAACATGAAGCCGAAAAAGCGTACCTTTTGAAACTGTCGCCCGCCTGTGACAGCAACTTCGGCTGTGCTGCCTGCGCCCTTAAGAAGCACGGGGTGACAGTCATTTCGGTTTGATGACATCTGACCTCACTCAGCCGGTGACCCTTCGTCACCGGCTTTCTTCTTTTCCATCTCCTCACCCTTGTCAGCCAGCTCGGCAAACGACACACCTATATTCCAGGTGCCAACGCCAAGCTGCTCTTCCATTTTTGTCAACTCAACCCAAACATCGGGGAACTCACGCCGGATCGCAGTATAGGCAATCGGGCGCTGGCCCGGGCAAATTCGACACGCCGTTCGGCACAAACCACGAGAGTAGCCTGGCCAAAGCGGCGCACCTGATTCCGCCAGTATCCGCTCGCCTGAACCCTTGTCCGCGAAGTAGAGCGGTTGAAAGAACCGGACGTCCTTAATCCGCTCTACCAGCAGCCAGCGATCGGTGCGAGGTGTGCTGCGAGCCGCCTTCTCTTGCAGCCGGCCGCCACGAAGCACAACCATAGTGCCCGGCTCAAACGACAGGAAATACGGATCCATGCCCGCGTGTAATACCTCGTGGCAATAGGGATGTGCAAAATGCGGCCACTCCCCTTTGTCCAGGATGTGGTCGATCATATTCTCTTCTGATCGACAGATCACCAGCGGCGCCCCTATCCACGCCGAAAACTCACGCAGAAACATCTCCATACCAACGAAGTCGGCGCCCATGTCGCAGAACGCCAGCCGTAGATCCGCTGTAGGGAAGTAACGTTTTGCCCACACGGCCGCAGCTGAGGAGTCCTTGCCGCCTGAAAACTGAATCACCAGGATCTTGCCCTCGAGCTCGGCCTGCTCATCTTCAGATGGCCTAAGATCGTCTAGAGTTGCCCCGCGGATCACTTTAGGCTTGTCCTTCTGCGGCTTCTCGTCATCTTGTCCGACTCCCCACCACTCCCCGAGGTCATTAAGCACCTCCTGTACTGCCTCGTTAGTGGTTTCGACATCCTGAAGCAATGTGGCCAGCCGCTCTGTATTCGCCTCGGCCAGCTCGGCCAGTGGATCCAATGTGGCCAAAAGCACCTTCGCCTCCTCTTCAGTCACATCTAGCACTAACACAGGCACCTTCTGCTCCCCTAGCTCTTCGGTACGAAGGTGCCATCGATCAGCTCAAGCTGACCGTCTTCACGCTCTCGCGCGATCACGGCATCTGCAATCCCCACCTGCTCCAAAACGCCCCGCAGCGCCGCCCGCTGCTCGTCTGGGTGCGTTCGCCAATTCCATGTATTGGGTACCAGCTTGTTAGCCGGCACCCGTCGAAGACTCTTGATTCGATCTCTCACGTGTCCATTCTCCTATACCCTGACGACGACGACATATAACCCAACCCTAAGTGCGCAATCGGCGCAATCACAAAACC